GAAGGGCGTGGTTGTGGCGCACGAGAGCATGGAGCACATGGATCAGGTGGAGCCCGCCGCGTTCCTTGAGGGCGGGGACTACGTGGTCTACTCGTGCAGCGTCGTCGAGGAAGACGGGATCCGCCCCGACCACGTGGCCGTCGCGCTCAGGGACGGGGACACGCCGTTTGCGTGGATCGTCCAGTCGGACGAGGTGCTGCAGGGAGACGCGGCCGAGGATCTGATGGGCCCCACCTTCCGCTGGTCGATGCTCAAGCCCGACACGGTGCTCATGGACATGCGCAGGGCAATGAGCCGGGCGCGGTTCATGTTCCCGGAGATCAGGCACCTCGCCATCATCTACGACATGGGCCCCGGGCCGCAGGTCGAGTGCATGGAGCCGGAGTTCATGCAGTTCGTGCAGCAGGCCCTACTCAACACGGAGAACTGAATGCCCGAAGTGACCGAGCAGTACGTGCGGCTCCCCGTCAAGAAGCCGGAGGGCAGTGCGCAGATACGCACCATGAGCCTCGATCAGGCCAAGGGCATCTGGGCGCTGTACGACAAGGCGAACGGCGAGATCGTGACCTACCTGTTCCGTACCGACAAGGACTGGGACATGGCGAAGGCCAAGGCGTGGGTTGCGAGGAAGGCCGGCGGGCAGGGGCGTGCCCAGGCCATGGGCCGCAGGATGGGATGGGATGGTGAGGGTGCCCTGCGTGCCGTGTTTCAGGCGAGCGGGGACGTGCAACTGTTCGACGACGGGACGGACGAGCGGTTCGAGGGCGAGCACCTCGAGCACGTGGAGTTCATGGCCTCCGATGGCAAGGCGCTTGCGCTGCAGCACGTCGAGAGGGACGACGAGGGCGTGCCCACGGCCATCCGGCTGCTCGAGTTCGGCAAGTGGGACATCCCGAAGTACGGGGGCGACCTCGTGGTGGACGAGGCCACGGGGGCGGGGACGCTGGAGTATCAGGCGTGGCGCGGCATGGAGCAACTGCTAGTGGACCGCGACCACAAGAGCAAGATCCCCATCGGCGCGGGGGGGAGCACGAAGGCGCGCGGATGGTGGACGCCCGAGGTGAGGGGCGACGGAATCTGGGCCACGGAGATCAAGTGGGCACAGGAGACGTACGACGAACTCAAGGCCGGCGCGTGGCGCTACTTCTCGCCCACCGGCGGGTTCAACACGAAGACCAAGCACGTTGATTTCCTGGACACGTTCGCGCTCACCAACGACCCCGCAACGCTGGGGCAGATGCCCCTGACAGCTACCCTTTCGAGCGGTACGCCCGCTCCCACAGAAACCACGCCCCCTTCTGGGGCGCCAGCTCCCGCACAGGAGGAACCGAAAATGAAGGAGCTACTCAAGAAGTTGGGTCTCAAGGAGGATGCCACCGAGGAGGACGCCCTCAAGGCACTGGAGACCGTGCAGGCCGAGGCCGCCAAGGTCGAGGCCAGCGAGAAGGAGGTCACGGACCTCAAGGCGTCCATGGAGGCCGACAAGGCCAAGGACAGCGACGAGGTCGAGGCCCTCAGGGCGTTCAAGGCTTCCACGCTCGAGGCGTGCGAGCTCAAGGACGACGCGGACGACAAGGCCGTCCTGGCCTACGTCTCCACCCTGCAGGCCAAGGCCCCCGAGGCCGACAAGGCCGCCAAGCTCGAGAGCAAGGTGGCGGAGCTGGAGAAGTTCCGCGAGGACACCCGGATCTCAACCCTCATGGCCAGCGTCGAGGACTACACCACGCCCGAGAACCGCGAGCGCGTGGAGAAGCTGGCCCGCACCCTGGACGAGGAGCTGTTCGTAGCGACCGTGCAGGCGTGGCCCAAGGTCAAGGGCGACACCCCGACCCCCATCAGCGACAAGAAGCTCGAGGATCGCAACGACGCGACCGACGAGGAGTTGCTGACCAAGGAGGACCGGGACCTGATCGCCGCCCGCGGCTGGGACAAGGACAGCGAGGACTACAAGCAGTTCGTCGCCATCCGCCGCGAGGAGATGAACCTCCCGTAGCCGAATCCCCCCGTAGGGGTTCCATATCAACGGGCCGCTAGGCCCCCCAACGCCATCACCAAAGGATTGAAACGATGGCAGTCACTGCAGATCGGGACACCGATAAGCGATTCTCTCACGCTCCCCGCTACGCCAGAGGCGTCGTGCAGGCCGGTACGGCCGTGTACAGGGGCGCCATGGTGTGCATCGACACCACCACCGGCTACGTGGTCAACGCCACGGACGCGGCGAACCGCCGGTTCTTCGGCGTGGCCAAGGACAGCGTTGCCGCAACGGCCACCACGGACACCACCATCGAGATCTACCAGGATGGTCTGTTCCACCTCCTGAGCACCACGGGCGCGCTCACGGACCACCTGGCCCCCGCGTACCTGACGGACAACGAGACCGTCGAGAACGTGTCCGCCAACCTCATCTGCGTGGGAGCGTTCTCCTTCGTGGACAACGCCGGAACGTCGGCATGGATCGACGTCTCCATGGCCGCACAGCTCACCGCCAACTCCACCGCGATCACCTTCGCGGACGGTGGGGCGTACGTGCACGAGACCGCCCTCGCGGCCGCGAACGTGGACGCCGCCATCGAGGAGCTGCACGGCGACCTCGAGGCCCACATCATGGAGGACGGCGCCGGCGGAGCGAACGACCCGGACGGCACGCTGGCCAACATGGAGCACAACGCACGGGCGGTCGCCGGACACGGCACCGGCCTGAGCTACTACGTGCTGGACTCCGGTGCGGGCATCGCGGCCGAGACCGTGGTCTGCCCCAACGGCATCACGGGCGGCATCCCGGACGTGATCCAGAGCGTGGGCACCACCGGCGCGCCCCCGGCCAACTTCTACTGCCCCGACGCCATCGGCGCGGGCGCCAACGGCTGGGCGTTCAAATACTACGTGGACGCGGCCACCGGCCTGAACACCGGCGCCGCGGCCGCGCAGGACCCCGTGTTCCGCTCGGCCACCGGCACCATGACCCTGACCCGTCCCACCGGCGCGAACCAGTACCAGTGCATCGGGCGCGTCCTGACGGCCGGGGCCAACGGCGACATCTTCATCGACATGACCGAGGGCATCAACTACGCCCAGCACGCGCACACGGACGAGTCCCAGGGCGGCCTGATGGCCTTCACGCTGACCTTCAGCGAGCAGGACGAGGCCACCGGCTGGGTGAAGAACGGCACGGCGCAGGCGTGCCCCGGCAACGACGTGGAGCTGCCGTGCGACGTCACGGTGATCTACGCCTTCGCCACCCTGCAGACCGTGTCCGGCCACGCCGGCGGAATCGCGGTCCGGCTCAACACCTCGGCGCTCTTCACCATCGCGCAGAACGCGCACTTCGCGCAGAGCCTGGCGCTGACCATCCCGGTCGCGGCAAACACGGACTTCGACATCGACTGCAACGAGAACGTGGCCGGTGCCGGAGCGGGCCTGCGGATCGAGTTCGTCTACACGGTCGACGCCTACTAGCCCACACCACCGGGGAGGGGCCTAGCGCCCCTCCCCCATGACGCCATCACCAAAGGACACTACCGATGGCAATCATCAACAGAGCGGCTCTCAACGCTCGATTCACCGAGTACAAGAAGGAGTTCAACACCTCCTACGGGGAGCTGTCGAAGAAGAGCACGGACTGGAAGACGGTCTCAAGCCACGTCAAGTCCGGCACGGACATCAACGACTACGCTGCGCTCCTCGACAATCCCGCTGTGACGCAGTGGATCGGCCCCAGGACGGTCTCCAACCTGACCGCCCGCACCTACCAGCTCCAGAACCAGGACTGGCAGGCCACGGTCCAGATCAACCGCAACGACATCAGGGACAACAAGGACGGCATGATCATGGATCGCATCCGCGATCTGCCTTCCCAGTGGGGCAAGAAGGTGCGCTTCGACATCTTCGACGCCTACCGGACGGGGTCGGCCGCGGCCTCGCTGTGCTGGGACGGCCGTCCGTTCTTCGACAACCTGCACCCGGTGGCCGGTGGAGTCGTCTCCAACGAGAACACCGGCGGCGCGCACGCGCACCCCTGGATCCTGCTCGACTCCAAGATCGCCATGGGTGGCGTGCTGTTCCAGGAGCGGGAGAAGCCCTACCCCACCACGCTGGGCGAGGGGTCGGAGTGGGCCTACCACAACAACACCTACCTGTTCTCCGTCACGGGTCGCTACACGGTCGGCTACGGCCACTGGCAGGCGGCCTACCAGAGCAACCAGGCGTTCACGGAGGCGAACTTCTGGCTGGCCTACCAGGCCATGCTCCAGTTCACGGACGAGAACGGCTACGAGATGGACATCGATCCCGACACGCTGATCTACTTCCCCACGGACACCGCGGTCGTGCGGCGCGTGCTGAAGAAAACCGGCCTGTACTGGGACGGCACCGGCGCGGTCGACAGCGCCGCCCGCGGCATGATCAAGAACCTCGTGCCGTGCGCGTACATCTAGTCACGTAGCACCACAACCCGGGGGCGGGCTTCGGCCCGCCCCCTCATCCCTTTCAGGGGGACAGCCATGCTCAGGATACGCTCCAAGTGCACGCAGACCGTGCAGCCCATGATCAAGGACAGCAGCGGGCAGGACCGTGCCACGCAGGGTGCGGCCACCGAGGAGCCCATCGATTGCGACTTCGACGGATTCCGGTGGCCCGTCAAGGGCATCGTGTTGCCTGACAACTTCCTCTCCCCTCTCAAGGTCGACCTGTACCTCGAGTCCCTGCACGTTGCGGTCGAGTACCGCAAGAACAACAAGAGTGCATGGGGCCCGGCGGATGAGGTCGTCCGCGAGAAGGCGCGTGAAGGCGAGCCCGAGGAGAGGGTCGGTGGTCCGTCCCCCACCACCGGCCCTATCCCGGGCCCGTCCGTTGCCGACGTCGAAGGTGCGCGCGCACGGGGGATCATCGTGGGCAGCAACAACGCGCAGTCCGTCAGGCTGGACTACGGCCCGGACGGCGCGCTCACGACGAACCAGTGCCAGGACTGCGGCGGGATGCTCTCGCTGCAGGCCGCCCAGGCGGGCAAGACGACCCACCGGCAGGCGGGCGAGTCGTGCCACTTCCACGACGGCGAGACCGGCGGCCACATGAAGGCCCCCACGAGGTCCATTGGCTGACTACCTTACACAGGCCATCGTAGAGCGGGCCATCGGCGCGAACCGCCTGGTGCAGCTCACGAACGACACCGGCGCAGGCGGCGCGGTGGACACGAACGTGATGGACCAGTGCATCGACGCTGCGGAAGCGGACGTGAATGCCTGCCTCAACAAGGGCTATCGATTGCCCATCACGGTCGCTGACCACGGGCAGCCGGCCTACAATGCGGTGGTGCAGATGTGCATCCGATGCGTGCGCTACCACCTCATGGCGCGCAGGCCCGAGATGCTCGCCAAGGACGGCCAGATCGTCGAGGACTACAAGGCCGCCCTGGAGCTCGCCATCGAGATGAGCAAGGGGCAGAAGGCCATGCCCGGCGACCCGCCGGTGGCGCGGTCAAGCCCCGAGGCGCCCGCCTGCAGCATCGAGAGCGTGGCGAATCTGAGTGCCGACGACCGCCCCGAGGTCCGCGAGTGGACCCGTGAGACGCAGGGGTGACGCCCGAGGACGCAATCGAGACCGGACTTCTGACCCGGCTCACGCACGGCACGAACGGCATCACCGTGGCCGCGGGCAAATACTGCGCGGACACAGGCGGGGTGCAGGTCTGGCAGGGCGACATCTCACTCGACCCGGAGAGCCTCATCAAGTGGGCGCATTCGGGGATAGCAGAGGGGCCGGTGTGCCTGATCGTCGTTGGAAACAACGTCACCTACGAGCACGACAAGGCCCGCCACGTGGTGGGGGAGTACAGCGTGGATCTCTACCTCGCAACCGCCAACTACCGCAGCGAGCACGACGCGGTGGACGGGGACGCGGGGGGCGATGCACGCAAGCCGGGCATCCGGCAGATGAAGAGCGACATCCTGGACCGTGTTCTCGCGTTCGGGTTCGCGACAGACGCAGACGGCGCATATCAACCCAACCTCGTCCTGAACAGGGGCACCCTCATGGCAGTGCAGGAGGGGATGGCCCTCTACCGTCTCGAGTTCACCGCCCGCATGGGCACGCGCCACGATTTGACGACCTGGGCATCCATCCACGACCTCAACGGCGTGGACGTCACGCTCCAGAAGGAGCCCGACGCCGGGGTTGGCGAGGAATTCCAGGTCGTCATCAAGACCGACTAACCACAACGGAGACAGCACATGGATACCATCCTCGTCCGGGGCGTGGAGTATGCCCCCGACGATCCGCGCTGCGCCACCCACCCCACCAAGCCAAACGGCCCGCTGGTTCCGGTTCCCGGTTCCGTGGTGCCGCTCACGGCCGGCGGGGACGGGGGGGTCGTGGCCGCATCGTCTCAGAAGTACATCGGCCACAGGCGTGAGCCCGTCGAGCGAGGCAAGGACGGCAGGTACAAGATCGAGGCCATCAACGACCTCGGTGACGTGTACATGCAGGCCGACTTCCCGGCGGAGAACGGGCTGGTCAAGCCGACCATCAGGCCGCTGACCTACCGCTGGGTGTACGACCCGGAGCCCGTGCTCGTGCGCAAGACCCCGGAGATCATCCGGGCGCTCAGGCGCGGGGAGATCGAGGAGGTCAAGGCGGGGACCAGTAAGGGAGGTGACTGATGGCAGTCCCCGCACAGATTCCAGTCACGCAGAAGACCCCCGGCACGTACACCACGGTCACCCTCGGCACGCGCGGAGTGGCCGGGCAGGCCGTGCCGAAGTGCCTGTTCCTGGGCTGCAAGAGCGCCGCGGGCGCAGCGGCAAACGCCTCCATCACGCAGGTGGAGGACGGCACGCACGCGGACACGCTGTTCGGCCCGGGCTCGAGCCTCGCACGGATGTGCAGGGCGGCAATCGAGGAGGCCAGGGGCACGCAGATCTACGGTGGCGTCATCGCTGACGCCGGTGGAACCGCTGCCCAGGCCACCATCACGTTCGCCGCTGGACCGTCCACGGCGGATTGCACCTACGAGCTGACCATCAACGGCTGGACCGTGACGTGTTCGATCCCCTCGGGGACCGCAGCCGCGGCCGCCGGTCCGCTGCTCAACGCAGCCATCCAGGCGCACGACAACTACGACCAGATGCCCATCACCTCGGCAGGCCCCGCCGCCGTGGTCACGCTGACCACCAAGGAGGCGAACGTCGACACGACGGAGATGGTGACCAACATCTGGCACGACGATTCCAACCTGTCCGTGCTCACGGCCACACTGAACACGGGTGCGACCGCGGGCGTGGGTGCGCTGGACATCACGGCGGTGCTCGCGAACGCGGTGACGGAGCGGTACAACTACATCGCGTGCCGCTGCCAGGACGCCACGAACGGCGGCAGGCTCGAGGCACACCTCGACACCTATGCCTCCGCGGTCAACGCCAAGAACGGCCAGGGCGTCATCGGGTCCATGGACACCCCGGGCAACCAGATCACGCTGGCGCAGGCCATCAACGCCCACCGCGTACAGGTCATCGGGTGCGAGCTGTTCCAGACTGCGCACTACGAGAACATCTCCCGCTGGGTCGCTCACCGCCAGTACGAGGAGAGCGCGGAGCCGGGCACGGCGTACAAATACTACCCCCTGCAGAACGTCATGGCCCCCCACCTGACCTCGGACTACATGACGCCGACCGAGATCGAGGCGGCGCTCAACGCGGGCGTCACCCCGCTCGTGGTCGAGGGCGAGACGCAGGTGCCCCGGAGCATCACCTCGAGGAGCCAGACCGCGGGCGGAGCGCCGGACTACACGGTGCTCGACACCGCGAACGTCACGGTCCCCGACTACTGCGCCTTCGACATCAAGGGCGACTTCGCGGTGCGCTACGTGCGCAAGACCGGCGTGGCGTTCAAGGTCATGGCCGACCCGGCCGACGGCAACATCCCGCAGTACACGGCCACGCCCAACATCGTCGAGGACGACCTCGAGGGCAAGATGTGGGAGTGGTACGAGCTGGGCCTGATCGTCCACCCCAAGAGCCCCACGGACTACATCGCGCAGATCGCAGCCTCGTACGCGGCCCACCGCATCAACGCGCAGGTGCCCGTGCCCGTGGCCCCCGGGCTCATGATCACGGACGTCAACCTCATCCAGGAGACGGGCTAGTCGCCTGATTCCCCACACAACCAAGGAGTAGACCATGGCGACGGAGCTTGCACATGGATACGGGGCACTGTTCATCGAGGGACTCGGCAAGGTGGCCGAACTCGAGGAGGTGTCCGGTCAGTTCCAGGGAGACAGCGAGGACCTGATCGCGCTCGAGGGCACGGTCGGCACGCTGCCGCCCAAGGCGCGCGGCATCGAGATCACCGGCACGTCGTTCGTCCCCAACATCTCGGGCGCGTACTCGCGCGTCACGGAATACTGGGAGGACGACAAGCTCACCTACGCGGTGCTCAAGTTCGGCGGCATGAAGGTGGTCACCTACGGCCGGTTCAACGCCCCGGGCTTCACCGATTCCGGCACGAAGTTCTCATTCACCATGCGCGGGCGCACGCCCCGCATCACCTACCCGTAGGGGCATAGGGGGACACCATGACAGACGGACCGACGCCCGAGGCACTCGGGCAGGCGGAGGTCGAGCGGGACGGGTCGTTCGTGGAGAGGGCCATCAAGGCCGCGCTCGACGGCGAGCAGATCTGGCCCAAGAAGACCGTGGAGGGCTTCGGCACGTTCCGCGTTCGGGCCTTGGGTTGGGACCAGGAGGTACAGTGCCACGCGGACGCCCGCAAGCACGTGGCCAAGACGCTGGGCCTGTCCATCAAGGACAACCTCGACCTGTGCGACAACGAGGCCACGGTGCGCATCCTGTACCTGGCCCTGATGGAGGAAGACTCCACGCCGGAGAAGATCAAGCCGCTGGCCGAAGACCTCGACCAGTGGCGCGCCTTCCCGCTCCTGACCGATCTCAACATCGCCCTCCTGTGGACCGAATACGAGGACGTCAAGCTCAACCAGTCCATCACGTTCGACGCGCTGCCAGATGAGAAGAAGGTGGAGATCTGGGATGCGGTAAAAAAAAATCAGAGCGTAGCGATGATCTCGCCATTGCCGCGAGCGCATTTGCTCGACCTGATACTTTTTATCGCGTCCAGCTCGGATACACCGGACCCCTCAACTGGATCCAAGTAGTCTACTTCGACTTCCTGTCACACCGCGGAGACCTCCTCCGGCTCGCTCTCCAGCGCGTTTCCGTACTCGCTGAATCCTGACACACATGCCACCCCAAGCGACAATAGGGGTCCGCCTGCGCGTGCTGGGCCGACAGGCCCTCAAGCAGGTCAAGACCCTCGGCGGCCGAATCAATCAGGCCCTCGGCAAGATCCGTCCCATCGCTTCCATGATCGGGGGTGTGGGCGGGGTGTACCTGCTGCAGAACCTCACCCGCAAGACCATCCAGTTCGACATGGCGCTCTCGCGCATGAGCATCCAGGCGCACAAGTCGAAGGGGGAGCAGGCCGCGCTCCGTGCCGAGATGATGAACGTGGCAGAGGAGACCGGGATCGCCAAGGAGGAGATCGCGGCGGCCGGGCAGAGCATCATCGACGCCACGGGTGACTTCGACTTCATGCGCAAGGTCCTGAAGGACGTCGCCGTCATGTCCCAGGTGACCGGCTCGGACATGGCCGGCATGGGCAACGTGGTCTCCGACCTCAAGAACCTGTTCGGCCTCTCCGCCGAGGAGGCCACCGCAATGATGCGGGTGTTCACGGAGCAGGGCGAGCAGGGCAAGTGGACGCTCGTGGAGATGGCGCGGACCATGCCCAAGGTGCTGGCCGGGGCCAAGGTGGCCAAGGCGGAGGGGGCAGAGGGACTCCGTCACGTCGGCGCGGAGATGCAGGTATGGAGACGCGGTTTCGCTACCGCCGAGGAGGCCGCCACCTCGTACAAGGCCACCGTTGCGCGACTCGCGAACGAATCCAAGAAGCTCGAGGGCAGGGGCGTCAAGGTGTTCGAGGACGACGACCCCACCAAGATGCGCAAGATGTCCGACATCCTGACCGACATCTTCGAGAACGTGGGACAAGACGCGGAGCAGCTCGTCAAGATCTTCGGCACCGAGAACATCGCCGGCGTCTCCGCCATGCAGGCCGCGTACGAGGACGGCGGACGCAGCGCCGAGGCACTCAACAAGGAGCTGGAGAAGTTCAAGAAGGTGACCGGGGAGTCCGCCCGCATGGAGAAGGACCTCGCCCGGATCCAGGGCACCACGGGCGGCAAGCTCATGACCTTCCAGCAGAAGCTGGACAAGATCTTCGACGATGCCTTCATGGAGAACGTCGACGATCTGGCCGGATACCTGCCGGAGCTGACCAAGGTGCTCAAGTTCGTGGCGGACAACAAGACGGCGATCCTTGCGTTCTGGGCCGCGCAGAAGCTCGGCGGCGTGGGAGGCGTATCCGGTGCGGGCGGCGCTGCGGCGATGGCGGCCGGAGGCGCTGCCGCCGGGGGCGGCGGGGCCGTTTACGATCCATCATCCGGTCGCTGGAAGGATCCCAAAACCGGGAAGTTCGTCAAGGGCCCTGGCGGTGCCGGCGGCGGCATCGTGGAGGGCGTTGGACTTGGCCTCGGTGCATCCGAGGTGAGCAAGGGCCACGGCAAGGCCACGTCGGCGTTCGCATCGGAGATCGCGGCCCAGGAGCAGGCCATGGGGCGGAGCATGTCCATGGGCGAGAAGATCGGCCTGCTGTTCAAGGGCCTGTCGCTCAAGCCCGGGACTGGTGCCCCGTGGGAGTCGCCCACCGAGCAGGCAAAGGAGCAGATCGACCTGTCGCTGAAGGCCGTGCAGGCAATCGAGGAGGCCGTTAGGAATGGCGCAAAGGACGGCTCCAGGGCTGGAATCAAGGGCGCCAAGATCTTCATCCCCAACCCCATGAAGTTCGCGGGCGGCACGCAGGGCAAGCCGGTGCACGGTGGCTGAGATCCTGATGCATGGGGCGTCGTACGACGGCATCCCGTTCGCTGCCCTGGTCGCTGACGGCACGTTCTCCAACGCCCTCATCAAGACCACCTACCCGTACCGCAAGGGCCAGAGCATCAAGAACCTGGGCAGGCTCGGGGAGCGCGTCGAGGTGACCGCGGTGTTCGCTGCCGACTTCAACGGCCGCGGCCCGTACCCGCACGACTACTGGCCCAACGGGTGGTTGCGTCTCAAGAAGGCCCTGCAATCGG